AGTTCTAGCATCCGTGATGGCTTTGATTGATTCTTCTGCTTTCCAAGTATCCGTTAATGCTTTCATAGCCTCTCGGTCTGCTGCCTTAAGACCCTTAGCTAATGAATCTTTATAAAGCTTCAGTAAATCATTAGCCTGAGACTCAGAAAAACCCTTTTTCATTACTATCTCGACAAATTGCGTATCCCATAATTTATCTGCATACAATTTCTGTAAGGACTTTTGAGCCTCATCTGCAGCCTGTTTTGTATTCTTGATAGCATCAGCATGTTTCTGCTGCTCAATTGCTGCATTTTGTGCTTTGTTACCTGTTAAGATAACTTCAATACCAAACAATTTAATGGCTGTTTTGGTCTTATCAGCTTTTTCATAAGCCTCATTGTATTTGTCGATTTGCTCCTTTAATGCATCTCTTAAGCTTGGAGGTAACTTCTGTTTAGCAAGTTGCTCCATAGCCTCCTTGTAGCTAATTGTGCCCAATCGAGCTTCATTAGAAATCCTTGTAAGTTCAACATTACCTTTACCGAAGTTTTGAATATCAATTAAAGCTGAACCAACAGCCATTTCTGTTTTTTTCAACTCCTCATTTTGAGCTTTAAAGGCCGTTGTTAAGTCATTAATAGCTTTAGTTTTTGCCTCACCTTTTAAGCCTTTTAATTCTTCAGCTGTACGGTTAGCCACTTCGGCTTGTTCAGCAAGTGTTCTATTCGCTTCTTCTGCCTTACCTTTAAAATAAGTATATGTTGCTGCTAGAGCGGATACTCCTAGGGTAATTGCTCCAATTGGTCCGCCGATAAGTCCTAATGCTCGACTACCAATACTACCAACTAAAGAAGAAGCTGCTGAGAGCCTAGTTTGCGCAGCAGTTTGTGCATTTGTAGCAGCAGTTACTGCTGCCTGTGCTTGTGCGTATCGAGTTGCTGCCGCAGTTGCTCCAAATTTAGCTTGGGTTTCGGCATTTGTTGCTCGCACATTCGCGAGATGAGCTTTTGCTGCATTCAAAGCAGCGGTAGCTTCTGCATATTCTGCTTGAGCATTTAATACAGAGGCTTGCCGGCTCGCTAATGTTGATGCCATCCCCTCTTTAACCGCTGTACTCTTAATTAAAATTGCACGAGTTATATAACCAATACCAACGACCAAAGCCCCATCAGCAATTAAATCTAAATTACTTGCAAGAGTTTGAATGGATCCAGCTAATACCTGTGCTGCACCACTACCTTTACCAGCCTCTCCAACAAATTTAATGATTTCGTTATTTAAAAGAGTGAGTGATTGACCAATTGTGATATCAGTTTTAGCGAAAAGTGCATCCACATCGTCTTGGGCGTTTTTAAGTGCTTTAACGATTTCTTTTGAAGTAATTTTGCCTTCTGCAGCTACTGACCGTAGCTGACCAACGGTGATGCCCATACCTTGTGCAATAGCTTTTGCTAAAGCTGGTGTTTGCTCCATTACAGAGTTAAGCTCTTCACCACGTAATGTGCCGCTTGCTAAAGCTTGCCCGAATTGGACTAAAGCGGCATCAGCAGCTTCTGCGCTAGCTCCACTAATTGCTACAGCTTTTGATCCCGTTTCAGTTAAGCGAGCCGTATCATCCATAGTTAAATTCAGTGTTTGAGCATTGTCACTAAAACGTTGGTACACCTGTAAAACAGAATCCCAAGCTGAATAGGTTTTTTGTGCGATCTGGAATGTATCTTCAGTCGCTTTATTCAATTCAGCCTGATTATTAGTAACGAGCTTTAGACGGTTCTGAAGGCCCGTATAAGTGTCCATATTATTAATGGCAGCATTAATCGTTACTAAACCAGCCATATATCCTGCTAAGGACTTTATAGCTGTACTGTAAGAACGAGCAGACTTTTCTTGCTTGTCTAATTCTTGTGTTGTCGTTTTTATTTCTTGTCCATATTTTTGGACTTGCTGCGATGCTTGTTTAGTGGCTTCACCAGTTTTACCTACCACAGACGAAGAATTGTTAACCGTGGTATTAAATTTTTGAACAATATTATTTGTGACGTTGATTTGATTGCCCAGTTCTTTGGAAGTACGTGTAGCTGAATCACCTTTTTCGGTAATTTTAGACATTTCATCAGCTAAAGCCTTAGCATTCCGTACAGCATTCTGCGAATCAATAACAACAACCAAACGCGATTCTTGTGCCATCTTACTTTTCCTCTAGGCAATAAAAAACCCACTCAATGAGTGGGTTTGTGAATAAAGTTGCTTTACCAATCAGCATTAACTTTTTGTTGAGTTTTGATCTTTTCAGCCATTTGATCAGATGATTTATTTAATTCATCCATAATTATTTTAGCTGATGGATAATTTTCGGTAATAGTACGATTGGTTTCACTATAGCGAACTCCGCTAATTACCTGTGCTGGTTTATAGTGAGTAAGATTATCGTAACTTACTTTCATTTTCCCATCTTTTGTATCTACGCGCACTGTGAAATCTACTCGATCACCAGCAGTAACAGTCATACAATCAGCAAACCCAGAACAACGGTATGGCATATTACCTTTGCCAATAATTGAACCCGTAGTCTTATCTTCGTACTGAATTACTGCATTTGCTGAGCGAAAAGCTGTTGCAAACCATTGACGCGCGCCATCATAAATTTGGCCTTGCTTTAATCCATCTATTTGATAAACCTTTTCAAACTTTACAGGTTCTGATGGTTGCTGAGGGGTAGTAGCACACCCAACTAATCCCAAACTCAATAATCCAGTAGCCAATATTTTTTTCATGAATTTCACCGTTTGTTATAAAGTGTACTAACTTTAACAAACTGGTTACTAAATGTCACATAAAGCAAGACCACCCGAAGGTGGTCTTTAATCATGTTACTAGAGTTTTGGTTTCAAAACTCTAAATATTGCTATTGGGGTAATACCGTAGGCGGTCTGAGGTCTGCCAGCAAACTCTCTCACCATTTTTATCATACTGACCACACCATCTCTAAATTCATTTGGATCTGTATTAAAAGTGAAATTATCAAAAGGTAAAGCATCCAATACACCCAAAACATACCAGCTACCAGCTACCAGCTAGAAACTCACTATGTTTAAAATTCAAATCAGTTGGGGTACCTACAATTTCATCCCTATTCAATGTCATCCATACTTCATTACACAAACTTACACCAGTTTCTTCATCTTTTTGTCCAGTGTCATGAAGTAGCTTGGCCTCAAGCCCAAAAGGTATTCCTCTAACCATATTGGCTGCATCTTTGGTGTTTTCTTTTAATGCTTTTGCTAATTCCCGAGCTTCCTTGGTATTCTTTTTGGTTAAGTCCTTGATGTAAAAGTTTAAAGCTGGTTCAACCAACTCCTTAACTACACCGATATCAGTGACCCCTAAGCGTCCCTCAAGCAATACAAGATTTCCCAGCATGTCATCATTTAACTCTCTGTTAATGAACCCTAGTTCATCTAACCGGTTAATCATCTCTCTTGGCATAGTAGGAATACCATCATAAAGATGCTCTGAAGTAGTGTTTACAGTGTGGTCATTAGCAAGTTTTCCGCCTGTTACGGCAGGAACACCAACTGTAGCCTCCAACTTCCTTGTGTCTCCAATTTGGCTTGTATTTTTAAGAGCATTCAAGGAGCCTAGTCCATTAAGCTGAGCATAAAATGATTTTATTTTTGGATTGTCTAGGTAAAAAAAATCAAAGATTGATTCTGTGGTTGGTGAGTTTTGCGCCACGGTTTATTTGCTCCTCAGCTTTTTTTCTATGGTCATTATACTGAGTAGCACTTTCTTGCATAGCTCTTTTAAAAGAATCCGCTGCATCAGACATAAGCTTGCTAGCTTCTTTTTTGTTATCGGTTTTATTTGAATTGTTAAAAATAAACGAAAAGTTCATATTCGAACCTCCTGTGACAAAAATACCCTCTTATCATTTGATAACAGGGTCTCTATACCATCAAGCGTACCCACTAATGACAGCAGTGTCAATACAGAATCGTCGTGCCAATGTCAACCACTTGACCGTATTATGTTACATCAATCGCGCTATATCACGTCGCAAAGTCTAAGTTATGTCCCGAAAGTCAGCATTTAAGTCTTCGTCGCTCGTTGCGTCGCCTTCTTATGCGCCTCATCCAGAAACAGGTTATCCAAAGCAAAAACACAGTCATTGAAGATATGAGCAGCGACAGGCAAATCATTATGTTCTGCATAAACATTGATTGATTGCTGGTCCAATGACAGTGGGATACTTTGCTCATACCGTCTGGATCTGCAAATGGCGCTAAATGCCGAAAGAATGGATTCAGCTGCATAAGAGTATTCTGGTGGATCCGGAATGTGGCCACCTAAGAACTTGATTTGTTCGATTTCGTGCGGCGTTTTCGACGCATACGTTTTTTGATATTTGTAGAGCTCGATGACTTTCCCAGAATTAAAGCCTTGTCTTGATCTGCTTCTTCTTGAATCTTCTGTGCCTGCTCTTTGATGAATAACCAGATCGAAATGCCAATGTCACCTAGATTTAGAAGCTTTGATGCATTCTCAGGCGTATAAGGTTTTTCGGACTCAACAGTTTTACCATCTACGATTTCGGCAAATACCACACCTTTCCAGTCTTCGATTAAGTGGGCGGCGCATGCATCCATTAACAACTCGTGATAAAGCTTGGCATCTTCATCTTTTACCATCACATCATAACCTTTAGATGATATTTGGTTACCTGCGCGCTCAATCGCTACCTGAAAGGGTTTATAGGCAATACCACGGACTTTGAACTCAGCCTGTACCTGTCCATTAGAATCCTT